TCAAGAAAAACCTTTTTACCTTTTTGAACTCCTTCTAAAAAGCCAAAAGAGTAGTTTACGATATTATTCATTTGAGCAGTAAACACTTTAGTATTCATGTTTACTATCATTAGTCGCCTACCGTTTGGTTCTCAGTTCTACGCCATAACATCTTATAATATTCTATATTTCCAAATGGTCCAGTGAATGGTTCTACAGTTGCTATTTCATAAATAGTTCCTCTGCCAGATCTGGCTCCTGCAGTTTCTTTATATATAACAGAATCGTTTGCGGACCGAATGTTAGTAATTAATATGTTTGTTATTGCATTGTATGAGTTATTAGATGAAAGGCGTGGGTCGTTGCTTGTTCTTGCAACCAGTTTATTTTCGTACTGTAAAAAGGTTTCTGGCTTTATATCTTCAGTTCCTGCTCCACCTACTGGTGTTGCATTGCATATGATTGTTCTATCATATACCCAGTCTTTTTTAGGTTGTCCATAGTCACCTTGTGCAAGAATTGGAAAATAGATATCTGCCTTCATTGGATACATGAAGTCTGTAGTCTCGCATGACGTCATTACAACACTCCAGGACGAACAATATTATTAACATATTTAGACAAAATCTTGTCTACAATAATATTTCCAGTACCCTCAATCATTCTCTTATCATATTCAATCTTAAATTGATCAGTGCTGTAGTTCTTTACATATCTCTTGTAATAGTCTAGTTTGCCACATTTAATATCGTTAATTAACATTTTTGTGGCATCTTGAATATCAATTGGCACAACTTTATACCCAGTTTCAACTAAGAAAATATAATCTGTACCCTGTTGGAATCCTACACCAGGTGTAATTGTTTGTGTGTTTCCGCTATCTTCTGTATCAAATAATGCGTATGAGTCAGACACTGCTAAAGGAATTCTTGAAGGACGTCTTTCTGATCTGTTCAATGAGTCTGTTACTTGAACTGGATCTTTGGTAATTGCTGTTTTATCTTTAGTAATTAAATAGTTAAAGTCTCCAAGTGCTGGACCATCTGCATCAGTTACATCATAGACTAGTTCTGCATTTTCGTATGCCTTTAAAATTTTATGAGTTCTGTCCCAAAGTGGAATATAGTCTGTTTCTTGTCCAACAACTTCTAAATAATTTCTCTTGTAATAAAAACCATCAACCATTGTATCAATAATCGCTCTAGCAAGAGATTCGTATTCTGTATATTTTGCAATCTCTGTTGCAGATACTTCATTATATGAGGCTGCTATTTCAGTTGGATTTACATATGGGCGCTCAATTTGTAAGTTATCTTCAACAACTATGTCTCCACGCTCACCATCAATATCTTCATATACTGTTACAGCATAGGACTTATCGTACTTTACAAAGTCTCCAGATAGTTCGTATGTAATCTTTCCTTCTGAAGAGGATGTTAGTCCAGATTCCCCGCTAATAAAAACTTCAAGTTCTGTTTGTTCTGGCACGTCTTCAATAACAAGAATATAGTCTGCTGACTCATCTGGAACTGAATAGGTTACAGAGAGAGGGTATGGGGGAATGCGAAGAATGACTGACATAATTATTTACCGTAGTATGAGGCTACTTCTTCAGGCTGTGCAATTCTGACTGCCTTGCGAGTAATCCACTTTTCCGATGCCTCCTTTGAGACGATGTTATACCCCACCTTTAGTTCCCCAAGACCATGCCAATAAATGTTTCTATCTGAGTAGAGTGCTACCTTTTCAATCTCTGCCTTTTTTTCTTTAATGATTTCTGTTGATTCATTTGGAATAAAACTTGCAATTACTTCTAAAATTTGTAACTTAGTAGATACCCCAAATAGATCAATGTCATTTTTCTTAGCATAAGATTTTAATTCCATTACAGTCTTTTTTGCTAATTCTTCAATTGTCATATAATCTCCTACGTTCATTTGTAATTATACCAGAATATGACTAAGGGAGGACAGAAATTAATCCATCCTCCCTCAATCTGGGTGGTCAATGATTACGAATCAGTTGAATCTGCATCTGCATAAGATACAGCGTCTAATTCTTCCCATTGAATACCAAAACGGACGAATACTGTGTATTCAATTGTGTCCTTCTTTGGCTTGTATTCACGGTTTACAGTGATGTCTCTCTGGAATCCCCATACACGGTTTGCTGGGAATGTAAGATCTACATAACCTGCAGGGTAGTAAGGAACTTCAAGAACGTCTACACCTAGTACACGAGTTGTGCGTGAGTTGCCAAGTGTTTGTGCATTTCCATCAAGGTAATCTTGACGGTTTGCTGGTGTTCCTGCTGTGCGAGTAGCGAATGCTTCTGCTACTGCATCTGCGAGTGTACCGTTGTTCTTAACGATACCTTGGAATGCGTCTGTACCAGCATAGAACTTAAGATTGCTCTTAATTGCACGGTACTTACGTGGCATAGCCAAGATGATGCTCTGCATTGCTGCAGTTGTCCACTCGTTGTTTGCTACAGTAACTGCTGCTTCGTGAGCATCATTTGCTGCAACTTGGTTTACCTGAGCAACGAAGCCAGGCATGATTGAAAGGAATGCGTCTGCGCCAGAGCCAGTTCCATTAATCGCAAGATCTTCAATATCGTTAGCGAAAGCATTTGTCATCAAGCGAACTAGATGATCTTCAAGTGCTGCACCTTCAATATTGTCTTCTAGTGATTCTGTAGAAACTTCCCAGTCCAGACGAATCTTTTTGGTTGTTAGTTCTACCTTAGAAAATGTTGCGCCAACGTTTGTGTAGTCTGGTGCACCCTGTGCTGCTGCACGGATAACACGCTCTCCAACGTTAACCTTCTCAATTTCCATAGTATTTGCTCGCATTGTAACCTTACGGCCATCTTTGGCGAGAACAGTTGCATCCCACACGTAGTCAATAAAACGACGTGCTTGCTCAGGTGCTAGAATACCACCAGAGACTCCTGTAGGATTTACGGCATTTGCTCCTGTTGTAGAACCAAATGCTGCTGTTGCTGTGTTACCAAGCGCTGCTGCTGGACTTACGTTACCGTCAGCATTACGTCCTGTTGCACCACCAACACCACCAGATACTAATGCGCCTTGGGAGTTAATTTCTGCTCCTGAGCCACCTGAACCTGGATAGTTTTTTTCTATATTTGTATTTTGTTCCGACATATTGTTCACCTCCTAGTGATATATACCTTAGTTAAATAGGTCGGTATTTGTGAGGAAACGACCGCCCCATAGGGATTTTTGAACCACTTGTGGTGATTCCTGTACGATCTCGCCTAGATCGCCAGACTTGCGGAAAGCGGTGTCTTGCTCTACAAGATCTACTCGCTTGCCAAACTCGTTAAAGTTACTCTTAATGCCATTAACATCTGCTGTTACTGTATCAAGAGACTTTGTTACTGCTGCTACCTGCTCGTTAAGAGACTTAATAGTTGCAGCAAGATCGCCAAAGGCATTAGTAAGAGAAGCATTAATTTCTGAAACTGCTTTAGCAACTTCTTCTTTAACTTCTGAAACGGCGTCAACCACTGCTTCTTCTGCTTTCTCTACTTCTACTGCTGCTTCTTCAGCAACAGGAGAATCTGCACCGCCGTCAACTGCTTCTGCTACAGGTGCTTCTTCAGCAACTGCAACTTCTTCAGCAACTGCAGGAGTCTCTACAACTTCTGCTGGTTGTGCCTCTGGAGCAACCTCTGCATTTTCAACTACAGCGTCTACTGCTGCTTCTGTTGATTCTGTCATGGGATTTACCTCCTTAGTAATCTTAATTGTACTAATGCCTTTAGCACTATCAACTAAGAATTTTATCATTTCTGTATTTTCTTTGTCATTCTTTTCTATAAAACCTATGTTTTGCATCTTATTGCCATTGGTTGGACTTACTGCTGATTCAGCGTCTGATAGCATTACGATACCGCTTTCTGCATCCCAGAATACGTTTTCAACTTCTGCCTTTGAAAGATATCCACCAACTACATTTTGTCCATTTACTTTTTCAATAGATACAATATTAGCAAATTGATTTGCTGGATTATCTACCAAAGAAAGTTCATGTAGTTCATAATTCTTAATTACACGGATTGACTTATCCATCTTTTCGTCATAGGCATCATCCCATGTCTTTATATTTCCACCGATTGAGAAACCAGTGTATGTTCCGTCTAGAACCTTTTCCCATGCATCCTGTGCGCCCTTTGAAACATAGGCAGATACATAGACTCCACTATAAAATTTTTTGTCGCTTGGATCAAAGTACTTATCTTCTTTAAATGAAACAATCTTTCCAACCGCTGATGGCTGGTGCATTTCACGAAGATTTCCACGGAAGTTTTTAAATGCTTCAACGCTGGATTCTGTTGTTACAATATCGCCTTGTTTATCTACGTTGTCAAGCGTTGCAAATCCTGACACCATACGGCGTTCAATGTCTACTTTTCCGATGGGCATTGAGAGGCGAACATTGTCACCTTCAGTTACCCAATGAGCCTTGTTTGTTAACATAACGTTTCTATTATAGCATTTGTTTATAAGTTTTTCTCAACTATTGAGACGATCTGCCTTCACCCTGTGGATTACGTCCAGATACTGTAGTAGTTGAATCAGAATTGTTATTTGTTCGTTCTGCATCTCTTTCACGTGTGCCCGCTAAATTTGCTCTAGCGTCAGTTGCTTGTCGTGGAGACATAACAAATGGCTCATCGCCATCCGCTCTTTGTGGCAAGTCTAACTTTTCACGAGCCTCATTTGGAGTCATGACCTGAGTTTTAACATATCTCTCAAGAATCTGTGACTGGGCTATTTCATCCGTTAATGTTAGTTCATTAAACTTAAGTTCAAGAATGTCTGTCTTTTCACGAATAATCTTATTTACAATCTTTTGAAGATGTCTTTGTGCTGGACGAGATACCTGTTCTTTAAATGTACGATCTTGTGATAGCGCTGCTGCTATTCCGCCAGAGTCTGCACCGCCAAGTTTAGACATTGGAACCTGGTGAGCAATTAAAATATCATCACGGTTCTGCTTACGATACTCTTTAAATGAGCCATCCTGGATACCATTTTCAATTGGTTCCATCTTAAACTCAACCTTATTGGTATCAGTATCGCCTGGGAGTGGTATGTACAAGGTTCTGTGTGACTGAGCCTTTAGTCCTGTTTGTAGGAATCTAAACATCTTGTCTTCAGCATCCCCTGAAAGTTTTGCTCCTTTAAGAGTTACGACATATCTTGGAACAGCCTTGTTTTCAAAGTAATCAATATTATACTGAGATGCAAGTTGATCTCCAACCAAAGATGGCATTGCTGCAATAATGTCTGGAATTCCATAAAATGTATTTAATGGTGAGTATTCTTTAAGATGAATAATCTCATTTGGACGTGGGTCTGTTCCCATTGGATTTGGATTTTTTGCTGCAAAGTTTCTAAAATAAACTACCTTCTGTCCAATAATTTGAACAAATCCATCACGAAGGCGACGAACACGAACAGTGGTTGCTGGAATATGACCAACATATCCAATGTCTCCAGCAACAGTTCTTCCTACTTCAATAAACCCATTGCCAGTAGCCTGAAGATCTGTGTAAACCTTTTCCATTGTTTTTGTAAAACTATCATCGTCATTAAGGTTTTCTAGCCAGTCACGTAGTTCAATCTTCATTCTTTCAATGCGACGACGTGCACGATCAACTGCTGCTTGGTCATCATTGTTTTCAAAACGTAACATAGTTCTGTCTGTAACATCAAAGCGGTATCCAAGACCAACAACATTTTCTACCTTAGCGTCAATTGCAGCATGATTAGCAAAAGATGTGTCATAAAAGTTAGCCAACTCATACATATTGTATGGTGGAGTAATTACGTCAAATAGACCATATCCATTGCGATATACAGTTCCAGGATTAATCTGTTTTGATCCAGAGTCAACTCCTGATGGGGTTACGTTTGCAGCATTTAGATATGCTTCATTACCTTCTGGGTTAACGTATTTTGACATATTTCGTGTTGTTCTACGACGGAAGTTTTGATCAAGACCATCATAGTCTTTTAAATTTTCCCAAGACTTATTAAATGGATCTTGAGACTTAAAAATATTATCATCACGCTCTTGCGTGTTTAATCCTGCACGTACGTATTCTTGATCAGCCATTTTCGTATGCGTCTCTTCCATGTTTGTCTAGTGTTTGTTGCGCTGCATGCCAGGCACCAAGGTCGTTCATTGAAGGAATTAAGCCAGCATTAAGTCTTTCTTTTTGTTCTGAATACTCTTCTTCACTAATTCTGTGTAGTCCTGGAACAAAGACTGCCTTACCTTCTCCATCATCCCCATGCGATATTGCTGCGCTTCTAAGTTCAGAAATCTTTGAAAGATCTCCACGCTCAGCAGGTATGTTTAAAATTGAGCCTTCATCGTCTGTAAACCATTTTCCATTTGACTTCTTATAGACATATAGTCCCCAGTCATAATGCTTTTCAATTACCTTGCGACGTACATTCTTGACATATGGCTTACCAGTTTTTGGGTTAATTAAAGATTCCATAACCACAAGTATAGCAGATTATACGGCTGTGTTGGTAGTGGTCTGCCAAGAAACGGTGTTATATATCCTTAATCTGTCAAGATCTATATTCATACCGCCATCATCATCAATAATAATCTTATTAGTTCCCAA